GATGCTCTTGAAGCCATCTGGAAGAAAGAGCATTCACTGGCAGCAGTAACTGCTCCTGACCAGTTCAAGTCCTATGAAGAACTTGAATCACGTTTGAACGCTGTTCTTGGACTTCAGACCTCTTCCCCCACTCGCTCCCGTGCGGTAATGGAAGAAGAGGAAGAGTATGAGTCTTACGCAGAAAAACCTTCTGTTGAGAGTCGTGTTGTAGAAGAACTGGAGCAATCTTATGCTCGTTCTAAGTCTCCCTCACTTCCTAAGATCACTCAGGATGATGATGAAGATGATGCACTTTCTTACTTCCAGCGTCTTGCTGAAGACTGATTAAATATAAAGTCTGATATCATCAGCACGTTTCAGGGTCTCAGTCTTATATTGACTGGACCCTTCTTTGTATCTCATCATGTCAGTCATATCATCAAGAACAATGTTCAAATATTTTGGTTTTAAGATATAGATATTTCTTTTATCGTCTTCTATTTTTTCTTCATACTCATAGTTGGTAATGGGTACTGCAATATTTCCTGAATCTACTTGTTGGTCAATATAGAAATCATAATAATTCACGGAATAGTAAGTATTATCTTCAAAAGTTTTTGTTACTTCATTATAAGTAACATCTGAATCTATGGTTAATCCTGCAGGTACGATTGTAATTTCTTTACTATTTTTAACTTCCAAAGTTTCATGATGATGAATCCCATTGTAAATTACATTATAAACATCCTCCTGTAAAGTTAGACCATTCCCATACTTAGTTCTTAAATAAGTATCAAAAGAATTTTGTGTTAATGGCCACTCAGTTTGGATATTAATAATATTATTTGCCAAAAGGATGACCCAATCTAGGGATGAATCGTTATATATTTCATAAGCAACATTATCTGGCCTATCATTTCCTCTGATCTTATATTTTTCAAAAAAAGATAAGTTTTCAAAAATGTCTTGGCGTAGGGCACCTTTTTTGAAAAGGTTTTTAACTTGTGTATAATCTCCTATCTTAGCATCTGGAAGTCTGCTAACATATTCAAATGAAGGTAGTTTTCTGAAATATGGATTTGCCATTTTTAGTAACCTATTACAGTATCTTTGTCTGTATCGAGTGTAGTATAATCATCATTAAAGATTGGTTCTAGTTCTTGGAAAGTCATTTGAATTTCATAAGAAGTCATTAGACCATCAGCAAAGGCCATGTAAGTCTGCTCTGGTGTATAATTTACTGTAAAAGATTGAAGGGCACATTCTTTAATTCTATTCATGTATGGATTATCTTTATCTTTTCCGTGCAAATATCTTATTTTAAATGTGTTTGGCGCTTTGAGGAATAGTTGTGATGGTGTTCTCTGAACAGACATTGCCTGTTTAAAAAGTCTTATGATCTGCCTAATTTGCTCACGATCATCTGTTCCTCTTGCGGAGAGTTTAAAATTAAATGTAAATGGTCTTAGAGTTGGTCCTGAAAATAGCAACTCCATATTTGTATTCTGAATTGCTCCTTTAGTTCTTGCAAGAATATTTGATTTTCCTATTGCAGCTCCTGTAAAATATGCACTTAATGCTGATTTTATTTCTCCAGAATTTGCTGCAGATCCTTCAAGTTTGTCTCCTGTTACATTTGCTGCTGCATCTCCTCCTTTTTCTATAAAAGCATTTGCAATGTCTGCGAATGATTTTTCTATTGCAGTCAAACTGTCGCTTCCCCAAGTAACCGCATTTGCATCGGAAATACCTCCTTGTATTGGCAAAAATACAGTGCCAATAGTTCTTGAAGTATAATTTGATCTTTCTCCAAAAGAACCTAATCCTTCATTTCCACTTTCATTAAGTTTCCTTGCTTCATATTTTAAAACACTAAATTGTATTACATCTTGATAATCTATTTGCAAATCTGCTGGATATTTTAAATTAGTTGGATATTTTTGTCTTGCTTTTGCTGATCCTAGTTCTTTTTGTAATGCGGCTTCCTGTTCTGCTGCAGTTGGTTCTCCTTTATTTGTAGAAGCTGAAGACCCAGTTGCTTTATTTAATGCATCTTGTTGTGCTTTTGTTCCTCCATCGGGACCAAAAAAATCTTTTTCTGTGGATTTAACTTGATTTCTTTGTGTTTGTCTGAGTTGAGAATTAGGATCGTTTAATAATTTTTTTTCTTCTGGAGTTGCATTTTCGGAGTTTACTGCGTAGGCAGTAGTTCCATCAGCACCAGCAGCAGAACCTCCAATAGGCACAGGATTTTTACCATATTCGTCCGTTCTATATAACGTAGAAGAGAAATTTCCATTACCCTCATCAACTACTATTGTCTGATAATGACTATTTCCTACTTTGTTTATGCCACTCTGCGCAGATTTTGAAGCCATTATGGATGGTTTTTTATTTATTTAGACGGAATTTTGCATAAGGTATGGAAAGCATCTCATCTAATTCGCTGTATTTTATTGATATCAATTTTCCTGCAACTTCTTCCCAAGTATAATTCCTGTATTTTCTCCAGTGAAAGTTTAGTCCTCTAAATCCCCATTTCTTGAGTTCTATGCACGCAATTAATGGATGTTGGTCATATTCTATATTTGGAGTTTTGGGATTATATACAAATGTATAAAATTTTCCAACTTCTGGGTAAAGAGTATCCTCCTTTAATACATCAAGAATGATTAACATTAAATCTTCTGGATTTGTAGTTTCTGTCCTATCAATTCTTTTCTTTAGTTCTTTTATTCTTGCTGTTGTAGACCCTTTTTCTACATATTGCCCAAAACCTTCTGCCATTACTTAATACCTAATTCTTCTTCTGTAATGACTTTAAACTCTAGCATTCTATCTGCACACCATTCTTGAGCAGCTTTCCACTTCGCTTGATTAACTGCATAAGTTCTGCATTCATGAAGATATGATTTGGTAACTCTTGATTTTTGTTTTGGTGGAATCGTCTGTTTCTTTGGCTTTACTTCAATCACATAGGTCTTAATCTTTCCCGATTGTTCCTTTACTTTGATTAAGTAATCTGGAAAGTATCTATGTACTCTGTTGTCTACTGGAGATACATAACCTATACAAAATTCTTCTGATGCCCAAGATATGATACTTGGGTTATGATCACACCAATAACAAAAGCGTCTTTCCCAACTGCTTCTGCAGATGATATTGTTTGCATCACCTTGATATTTTTCTGGATAAGATGGTTTGTAGATACTTTTAATACTTTCCGCCATTATCCTTACTACATAATATATACGGTCAAAAAGTATTTATAAATGGCAGCAACAAGACCAGCAGTGCCACAACCATCTGCAAAAAGCGTATCTCAAATCAAAAGTTCTCTTTTGCAGCCAGCCTTAACTTCTCATTATGAACTATATTTAAGCGTACCTCAAGGGAATGCTGGCGACTTTAATAATTTGATGAAAAGTAACCTTAATACTGAGTTCTCTACTATTCAACCAAACTTACATCTTTCTTGTTGTGAAGCTACATTGCCTGGGTCAAACTTAGCGACTATTGAAATTAATAGTGATTATACTGGTGTAACAGAACGTCATGCATATCGAAGAGTTTATGATGATAGAATTGATTTGACTTTTTATGTTGACACTAATTACACTGTTATCCGATTTTTTGAATTCTGGATCAAATATATTGTCAGTGAAAGTATTAGTGGGCGCACTGACGCTCAAGGAAATCCAAACGGTCCTAATGGGTTAGTTTCTCCAAATTATTTTTACACGGTTAGGTATCCCAAAGAATATCAAGGAAAATTTAGTATTACAAAGTTTGAAAGGGATTATACATCTAAACTCATTTATACTTTCTTAAATGCATATCCAATTAGCATATCTTCAATGCCAATTTCATATGAATCTTCTTCTCTTTTAAAATGTACGGTTTCCTTTTCTTATAGTAGATACTATATTGAAAATCTTAATGGATCTCCTCCACCTCAAGAGAATTCTCCACAGTCATCTTTAAATACTCCTTTAGAACAAGCAGAATTTAATAATTCTTCATATCAGTATTTTTCAAACCCAGAGTTTGGTGTTCTCGATACTACGGGTGGAATATCTCCCGAATCTGCCTTAGCATCTGGAAATTCTATTCAAGTTTTTGAAGGTGATGAGATTATTGGAGCAGTAAATGCAAATGCATCTCCTGTTGAATCTGGATTACCTTATGTTGGTAGAAACGTTGGTCCTCTAGCACCATAAAAAAAGAGGGTCATAAAGACCCTCTTCTAATTTGGAGTTGGAAGTTCTACTTTTAAATTTTGAAAAACTGCGAATAAGACTATATTTCCTCCAACTACTATTGATGAAATTAGAAAGAGAGGAATTATAAATTTTTTAATCATTGTTTTTTAAGACCTTGAGAAAGACCAATCGCACTTACTACACCAGTGAGACCATAAATTCCACCCCAAAGACCCAACCAAAGAGAATTGTTTCTGTGAATTTGAGAAATTTCGGGATTAACTTTGTGATATTTGTATGCCGCATCATATTCTTGGACATACCACACAAAACATGCTCCAGTGGCAACAGTAGTAACTGAGAGTGCTGAAGCAAGGTAAAAATTCAGAAGAGACTTCATTTGTTTTTTTGAACTGAAGTAATTATAGCAGATATTTTGGGGTTCTTTGCGATGCAGTGGACACTTTTATATCTGTCTATTCGCTATAAATAATCAAACCTGAAAGTTTCTATAGGACATTATGCCTTTACCTAAGATTGCTACGCCAACGTATGAACTTGAATTGCCTTCAACTGGAGAGACGATTCAATATAGACCTTTTCTTGTTAAGGAAGAAAAATTGCTTGTAATTGCTTTAGAAAGCGAAGATAATAAGCAAATTACAACAGCAATTAAAACTGTTATTAAAAATTGTATTCTCACTAAAAATATTAAAGTAGAGTCGTTACCAACTTTTGATATTGAATATTTGTTTTTAAATATTCGTGGAAAATCAGTTGGAGAAGAAATAGAGGTCAATATTATTTGCCCAGATGACGAAGAAACTCAAGTTCCTGTAAAAATTAATTTGGATGATATACATGTCCAAAAGAATGAAGATCATACAAATAAGATAAAATTAGATTCTTCTATTATGATGCAAATGAAGTATCCTTCTTTGGATCAGTTTATTAAAACTAATTTTGATTTTGACAATAAAAATGCTATGGATCAATCATTTGAATTGATTGCTTCTTGTATTGATAAAATTTTTACTGAAGATGAAGTTTGGTCTGCTGCTGATGTGACTAAAAAGGAACTTAGTGACTTTTTAGAATCTATGAATTCTTCTCAATTTAAAGATATTGAGAAGTTTTTTGAAACAATGCCAAAACTTTCTCATACTATTAAAGTTACAAATCCAAAAACTAAAGTTGAAAGTGATGTTGTTCTGGAAGGATTAGCAAGTTTTTTCGCATAGGAATGGTCCATATGGACCTTCAAAGTTATTTTCAATTAAATTTTTCTTTAATGCAGTATCATAAATATTCATTAACGGAGATTGAAAATATGATTCCGTGGGAAAGAGACATCTATGTTACATTGCTGCAACAGCATCTTGAGGATGAAGAATTAAAACAAAGACAGCAAATGAGCAATGCCCACCTCTAAAGATCTAAAGAATTTAGACTTGCAAGTTAAAAAAACTTTTATCTCTTCTCAGAGTTTTAAAAGGCAAAGCTCATTTGATGTCTCTAAGAGCATTGTGGGAATTCATAAAAATATATCAAGTCTTGCTGGAAGTGTAAGAAGAACTGTTATTAGGGTTGGTGCATTAGAAAAGGCAGTCCAAAATAATTCCAGAAAAATTACAAGTCTTAAAAATATCTCAGCATTACAAGGACCTCAAATAAGAGGTACTAATATTGGAGCAAAGATACCAGGGAATCAATCTGAAAGTTTAAATAAAAATATTTCAATTATTACTGATGCAGTTTCTTCTATTGCAGAAACTTTAAAGCAGCAATATAAAGTCGATCAAAAAACTACTGAATATAATAGAAAGAATCAAGAACAAGAAAAGAGAGGACTTGCTGAAAGTAAATTAGAAAAAGGATTTGATGGGATAAAAAGACTTGCAGAAAAAGTTATTGCTCCTGTTAAGTCATTTCTTGATAGAATTTTAGAATTTTTTACGACTGTTATTTTAGGTAGAATAGTATATAAATTAGTGGAATGGCTTGGTGATCCAAAAAATACTAGTAAAGTAAAGTCAATCATTAGATTTGTTAAAGATTGGTGGCCTGCTTTACTCGCGTCTTATGTTTTATTTGGTAATTCATTTAGTGGATTGATTCGTGGAACTATTGGGATGGTTACGCGATTTACTATTCAACTTGCAAGGGTTGCAATACCTTCTTTATTGAGGTTTGTATCTGGAAATCCATTAATTGCTGCGGGAGCGGTTGCTGGAGCAGCAACTTTTGGTGCAGAAATGTGGAGGCAGGGAGAAGAAAAAAAACAAGTTGGAAAGGAAGCATCTAAACGTAATGTTAAACCTGAAGTAGTAAAGAGTGAACTAGAAAAGTCAAAAGCATCTCCATTTGCATTATTTGGACAAGGAATGACCGCCGCATTTTCTGGTGGGGGACTTGCAAAATTTAATGGTGGTGGGTTGAATGATGGTTCAAGTTCAAGTGGTTATGTGAGTGG